ATGGGAAAGGACACGACGGGCGTAACTTGTGAGGGGGGCGCCGGAGGGCGGTTCGCCCGGCTGTCCCCGAAGCAGAAACGGGTGATGGGCTGGTGGAGGAGCCGGAAGAAATGGGACGCCATCATTTGCGACGGCGCGGTGCGAAGCGGCAAAACGGCGTGTTTGGGGCTGTCCTTCTTTTGCTGGGCCATGGAGCGGTTTGACGGAAAGGCCTTTGCCCTGTGCGGCAAGACAGTGGGGTCCGTGCGGCGCAATTTGCTGCGGGAGCTGCTGCCCGCCCTGGGTGAGATGGGGTTTGTGTGTGAGCATCGGATCAGCCGAAGTCAGCTGACGGTGACGCTGGGGGAGCGGCAGAACGTTTTTTATCTGTTTGGCGGCAAGGACGAGGGGAGCGCCGACCTGATACAGGGATTGACCCTGGCCGGGGTGCTGCTGGACGAGGTGGTACTGATGCCACGGTCCTTTGTGGAGCAGGCCTGCGCCCGCTGCTCGGTGGAGGGGGCGAAGCTGTGGTTTTCCTGCAATCCCGAGGGGCCGCAGCATTGGTTTTACAAGGAGTGGATCTGCAGAGCCCAGGAACGAAACGCGCTGTATCTGCATTTTACGATGAAGGACAACCCCGCCCTGTCCGAGAAGGTGCGGAAACGATACGCGCAGATGTTTAAGGGGACCTTTTACCGCAGGTTTGTACTGGGAGAATGGGTGGCGGCAGAAGGCCTGGTCTATGACCAGTTTCGGGAGAAGGATTGTCCCGAGGCGCCCGGCGGAGTCATGGAACGCTGGTGCATTTCCTGCGATTACGGGACCATCAATCCGGCGTCCTTCGGCCTGTGGGGGCTACGGGATGGGGTGTGGTACCGGGTGGGGGAGTACTACTACGACTCCAAGCGGTCCGGACGGCAACTGACCGATGGGGAGTATGCAGAACGGCTGCGCAGGCTGGCCCAGGGGCGGGACATCTGGTGCGTGGTGGTGGACCCGTCGGCGGCCAGCTTTATCGAAGTGCTGCGGCGGGAGGGCTGGCGGGTGATAAAGGCGAAGAATGACGTGCTGAGTGGAATTCGGATTACGGCGGAGCTGCTGCGGAAAGGGAAACTGGTTATCTGCAAGGGGTGCCGGGACGCCATTCGGGAGTTTGGTCTGTACCGCTGGCAGGAGGATGGGACCGGAGACCGGGTGCGAAAGCAGGACGACCACGCCATGGACGACATACGCTATTTTGCCGCCACGGTGGTGGCGGGACAGACCGGGCAGGCGCCGGTATTTGCCGGAAGCGTGCTGAGGTCCGGCAGAATATGAAAGGGAGCGAGTGGATGAAATTATTTCAGAAGAAGCACACCCCGGTGCAGGGGGCGGCGGTGCAGGTGCGCAGCAACCCACAGCACCCCTTTGGGGCGCTGGAACACTATGTGCCGCTGCAGGCGGCGGACAGCCGGTTGTACCGGGCCATTCGGGAGGCTGTACCCATTGTGGACGCGGCTATCCTGAAGCTGATCCGTCTGTGCGGCGGTGTGGAGGTGGAAACGGAGGACCGCCGGGCCCAGGAGGGGATGGATCTGTTTTTGCGAACGGTGCCGGCCGGGCGAGGGCAGCGGGGGCTGCAGGCTTTTTTAGATGGGTATTTGGACAGTATGCTGACCTGCGGCAGAGCGGTGGGCGAGATCGTACCGGACCGGCAAGGTCGGGATGTGGCCGCCCTTTTGTGGTGCGACCCGGCGGCGGTGGTCATCCGGCAGGGGGACTCTCCGTTGGAGTTTGAGCTGTGTGAGCAGGGGGTGGGAGAGCCGGAACCCTTTCCCTATCAGGAACTGCTGCTGTTTACCCCATTTCAGCCGGAGGTGGGGAACCCTTACGGCGTATCCCTGCTGCGGTCTATGCCCTTTATGACGGAAATTCTGATGAAGATCTATCAGGCCATCGGGCTGAACTGGGAGCGGGTGGGCAACGTGCGCTTTGCCGTGGTGTGCAAAAACGGCGAGGGGGACGAGCTGTACGCCCGGGAACGCTGTCAGCAGGTGGCCCGGGAGTGGAGCCGGGCCATGCAGGCGGGAAGTCAGGGCAGTGTGCGGGACTTTGTGGCCATGGGCGACGTGGATATCCGGGTGATCGGGGCGGACAATCAGGTGCTGGACAGTGAGGTACCGGTCCGACAAATTTTGGAGCAGCTCATTGCCCGGACGGGTATCCCGCCCTTTATGCTGGGCCTGTCCTGGTCCAGCACCGAGCGTATGAGCAGCCAGCAGGCCGACCTGATGACCAGTGAGATCGGGGCCATTCGCAGAAGTCTGGAGCCGGTGGTGGAGCGGATCTGCGAGACTTGGCTGCGGCTGAACGGCTTTGGTGGCAGCGTGAAGGTCAACTGGAGTCAAATCAAGCTGCAGGATGAGGTGGAGCAGGCCAGGGCGGAGCTGTATCGCCGTCAGGCGGAAAATTTGAAAGGGGACATGGAGGAAGGATGAACGTAAAAAAGCAGGTTGGCCGCACGGCCCAGGTGCAGCCGGACAGCCGGGAGCTGGAGCTGATCAACCGGTTCAGCCGAAAACCGCTGGAGGCACAGGAGGTCTACACCTTTGCGGTGCGGCTGTGCGACAACGAGATCGACCGGGACGGGGAACGGTTTGAGGCCGACACCCTGGAGGAACTGGCGAAGCTGTTTGTGGGCAAGACGGGCATTTTTGACCACCAGTGGACGGCGGCGGGGCAGACTGCCCGGCTGTACCGCACCGAGGTGGTGGAGGAACCCGGCGTGATGACGGCGGCGGGGGACATGGGCCGCTTTTTGAAGGGGTACGCCTACGTGCTGCGGACCCCGGGCAACGAGGAACTTATTGCACAGCTGGAGGGCGGTATCCTGCGGGAGGTCAGCGTAGGCTGCGCGGTAAAGCAGGCGGTATGCTCCGTGTGCGGCAAGCAGGCGGGGGCCTGCGCCCACAGGAAGGGCGAGATCTACGACGGCGAGCTGTGCTACACCAGCCTGCGGGGGGCGGCGGATGCCTTTGAGTGGTCCTTTGTGGCGGTGCCGGCTCAGCCCAAGGCGGGGGTACTCAAGCACAAGGGGTATCACGCTATGAAGGAACTGGCCGGGAAGGAGGGCTGGGCCGAGGACGTGGAACAGTTGGAGAAACAGGCGGAGCTGGGCAGGCGGTATTTGGCGGCGCTGCGCCGTGAGGTGGTGCGGCTGAACGGTCTGACCGGCGAGGGTGTGGAACACGGTGTGATGGAGCGCATTGCGGACAGGCTGGGTGAGGGGGAACTGCTGGAGCTGCGGCGGGTTTACGCGGAAAAGGCGGCGAAGCGGTATCCTGTCATGACGCAGCTGGGTCACGGTGGGCAGGAGCGGGAACAGCCGGCTGACGGCGCGTTTCTGATTTGATTTTGTATCCCGGCGGGATGACCGCTTACGGATAAATAACATTCAGGAGGAGCAAGGATGAGCAAGATTTCGTTTGATGACATTGGCAATGTGATGGCCACCTTTTACGCCGACGAAGGCGTGGAGGATGGTCAGGTGGTCAAGGTGACTGCCAACGGGACCGTGGGCCCCTGCGCCCAGGGCGACGTCTTCTGCGGTGTGGCCGGTCAGGCGCGAAAGGGCGCCGTGGCGGTGCAGGTGGGCGGCTTTATGCAGGTGGGCATCACCGGTGAGGTGGGCCTGGGCCGGGTGAAGCTGGCTGCCGACGGCAAGGGCGGCGTGCAGGCCGATGACAGCGGCGTGGAGGCGCTGGTGGTTCAGACGGAGCAGGACGGCAAGGCCGTTATCTGCCTGTAAGAAAGGGAGGAGAGAACGATGGCATATCAGTTTGACAATTTGAAGCTGGACAAGGGTATGTACCATGAAGCGGGCAAGAGCTTTACTCAGGTGCTGGAGAGCATGGACCCCGACCAGCAGTATAAGGGTACGGCTATGGAGGGTCTGGACGCCTTCCAACGCCAGCTCAAGCGCTTTGATATCAAGGTGAAGGGCGCGGGCAGCGACGTGGTGGAGAAATTCTTCCGCACGGCGGACTCGGCTGTGCTGTTCCCCGAGTACATTGCACGCAGCGTGCGTCAGGGCATGGAGGAGCAGAATATGCTGCCCGCCATTACCGCGGCGGTGACCAAGTTTGACGGCATGGACTACCGCTCCATCACCGCCCAGACCGGCGATGACGCCAAGAAGCTGCGCCGGGTGGAGGAGGGCGCTGCCATTCCCGCCACCACGGTGAAGGTGCAGGACAATCTGGTGCAGCTGCACAAGCGAGGCCGTATGCTGGTGGCTTCCTACGAGGCTATTCGTCATCAGAAGCTGGACCTGTTTTCCGTTACCCTGCGTCAGATCGGCGCCCACATCAACCGTATGCATTTGGAGGACGCCATCGACGTGCTGATCAACGGCGACGGCAACAACAATCCCGCGCAGGTGTTTCAGGCGGCGGGCGAGGGCGTGCTGACCTATGAGGATCTGGTGGATTTCTGGGCCAAATTTGACCCCTATGAGATGAACACTCTGCTGGTGAGCAACGATATGATGGTCAAGATGCTCAAGCTGCCCGAGTTCCAGAACCCCGCCACGGGCCTGAACTTCCAGGGTACCGGCAAGCTGACCACGCCCCTGGGCGCCACCCTGCTGCGCACCAGCGCCCTGCCCGCCAACACCATGATCGGTCTGGACCGCAATTACGCCCTGGAGATGGTGCAGGGCGGGGACGTGATGATCGAGTACGACAAGCTCATTGACCGCCAGCTGGAGCGCGCGGCCATTACCAGCACCAGCGGTTTTGCCAAGCTGTTCGGTGATGCGGCCAAGGTGCTGAAGGTGTAATGGTCCGGCAGATGGCGGAGATCGCCCGGTCTTTGGGCCGGGTGGAGGAGCGGGAGTACGGCGCCCTGGACGGCCTGTGTGAGGCGGCCTGTCGGCAGATGCGGGAGCGGCTGCGTCCGGGCGTGAAGCCGGAGGACTGCGGGCAGTGCTTTGTGCTGGCCGGGGCGTGGATGGCTCTGGCCGGGCTGGAGGTGAGCCGGGCAGTGGGTCAGGCGGAACGGTTTACTGCCGGAGATATGAGCGTACAGGCCGGCGACGCCGGACGGCGGGCCGACCGGCTGCGCAGGCAGGCGGAGAACCTGATGGTCGGCTGGCTGCGGGATGAGAAATTTATGTTCTGCGGAGTGGATGGCGTATGATGCGAGAAAACATCGACAGGGAGCTGGAGCGGTATGGTCGCGCGGTGACGGTGTACACCCCACAGTATCCGGAAGGTGCGGTGGAGAAGGTCATGCTTCAGCCGGAGAGGACCCGGGGGACGGCCAGGGCCGTCCCCTCCCCGCTGGGGTGGAAAAAGCAGGGGCGGTTTATCTACCTGGGACCGGCGCACGTCCCCCTTGAAGGAAAATGCGGGCTGGAGGCGGAGGGTGTGCGATACAGCCTGAGAAATGCGCGGCCGGTATACGCCGGCGGGGAACTGACACACTGGTGGGCGGTGCTGGAGGAGGCGTGGGAATGAAACCGGATGCGTTACAGGAGAGCATGGCACAGTTCCTGCGGGACAACGAGATCCCGGCGGTGGCCAGTTGGCCCAGGGGGTGCCGTCAAGGACCCGGAGAGGCTGTTGTGCTGGTGGGGCTGGACAAGCTGGAATGTCAGCCTGTGGGGCTGCAGGACTATTTGGGCCAACGGCTGGATGAGGAAACCGGCCGGGTGGTGGAGTGGTACGGACGCAAGGCGGCGCTGGAGTTCGCGCTGGATATTTTGGCCCCGGCTGAGGTGGGGGCGCAGGCGTGCAGACAACTGCTGCAGCGACTTGTACAGGTGCTGCACAGCAAGCGGCCCAACGGGTTGACGGTACGTAAGCTGACGGCGAAGGAGATCGAATTTGACCAAAAGGAGGGGCTGCTGCGGCTGGAGTGCGCCATAAGCTGCGAGGGCTGGGTGTGGGCCAGCGGTGACGAGGCGGCGGACATCCTTGATTTTACCTTGAGAGGGGATTGGAACGGATGAGTATTACGGCCCATGAAAGACCGGGAGTCTATACCGAGTATGAGGCGGCGACCGCGGTGAGCGGGTCTGCGGGGAGAAAGAATGTGGGTTTGGCAGTGAAGCTGACGGACCCGGCCCAGTCGGTATGGACCATTACCCGTTATGAACAGGCGGTGGAGGCTTTTGGCGCCGAACAGGGGGAGGATGCCACGGCGCTGGTGCGGCTGCTGCTGCAGAATGGCGCGGCCCAGGTGACGGTATTCCCTGTGGTGGACCAGGACTATGCCGAAGCCTTTGCGGCTATGGCGGCTACGGAGGATCTGGCGGTGGTGCTGTGCGACAGCACCGATTTGGCGGTGCAGCAGGCGCTGCGGGACAGTGTGGCGGCGGCTTCGGCGGCCCAGCGAGAGCGCATTGCCGTGGCGGCGGGCGCCGCGGAGGAGCGTGTGGAGGAACTGGTGGCCCGGGCGACCGGGCTGAACAGCGAGCGCGTGGTGCTGGTGGCCCCCGGCTGCGTGGATGAAGAGGGAACGGTCGGTTCCGCAGTGGCGCTGGCGGCGGCGGTGGCCGGAGCGATCGCGGGGCTGAGCGATCCTGCGGTTCCCCTTGGCGGTGCGCAGCTGATGGGTCTGTACGGTTTGGCGGCGGCATACAGCGATGAGGAACTGGACGTGCTGATTCGCGGCGGTGTGACGGTGGCGGAGCGGGTGGCCGGCGCGGTGAGTGTGGTGCGTGGGGTGACCACGCGGACCACCACGGCGGGTGCGGCGGACGGTACCTGGAAAGATCTGGCGGCGATTTTGGTGGTGGATGACGTTATTCCCACCATTCGCAATGCCCTGAAAAGCCGGTTCCGCCGGGCAAAGAATACGGCCCAGAGCCGGGGGGCTATCCGCTCTCAGGTGGTGCTGGAGCTGGAGAACAAGCTCAGCCGGGAGATCATCACGGCCTATGACGGCGTCAGCGTGGTACAGGATAGTCAGGAGCCTACCAGATGCCTGGTGGACTTTGCCTTTACGGTGACCCATGGCATCAATCAGATTTGGCTGAGCGCCCACATTACGGTTTAAGGAGGGACAGGATGACGGTGACAGGATTTCCCACCAGCAATGATATTTACCTGGAGGTGGGAGGTAAAAAGGTGGCCGTGGTGCAGAGCTACAGCGCCAAGGCGACCAAGACCAGCGGCACGGTGGAGGCCTTTGGTGAGAAGGAGCCGGTGGCTACCATGGCCGGCTCGGTCAAGCACGAGCTGGAGCTGGCACGGCTTTATGCCACCGACGAGGCGCTTCAGGACGGCATTGATTTTTACAAGCTGGAGGGCTTTTCGCTGGTGATCGTCAAGCCGGACAAACGTATCATTTATTCCGACTGCCAGTGGAGCAACATCAGCGAGGAGGCCGGTTTGGGCACCATGGTGCTGGAGAAGGTGAAGGTAGTGGCCTCCAAGCGCATTGTGACGGCGGTGTGAGCATGGATTGGGGGCTGTTGAGCGGGCCGGAACGGCTGAAGCTGGAGCATGGGCAGCAGCTGCGGTTACTGAGTGCGTTTGAGGTGCTGCAGGCCAGGGCGGAGGCCCGCAGTTTGGCAGGTGAGGAGCGGGAGATGGCCCTGTGTGCCAACGCGTGCCTGCTGGCCAGGGCGGTTTTATGCCACGGCGCGCCTAAGTTCCGGGACGGAGAGCAGGTTTTGAGGGAACTGACGGCGGAGCAGATCGGAGGGTTGGCCCGGCTGTGGATGGAGTTTAACCGACGGGTCAATCCCGGTCCGGGGATGGATGAGGAGGAGGCGGACAGGCTAAAAAAAGCCTGGGGCACGCCCGGGAGGAGCGGCTGTACTGGCGCGTGCTGCGAACCTTCTCAGCCCTGCCCACGGAGGACCGGGTCCGGAGCATGACGGACCGGGAGTTTTTGTGGTGCGCGTTGAACCTGATATTGGACGATGAGGAAGAACTGGCGGGTTTGTGTCCCGGCTGCAGGGACAAGGCCATGGAGGAGCGGTGCGTCAGTTGCGGGGCGCCGCTGGCTACGTGGGAGGAGTCGGTCAACCAGGGGTTTGACCGGGAACGATTTGAACGGATGAAACGGGGGTTACGGAAGTGACCGACTATTTGGAACTGCTGCTGGAGCCGGTGCAGGAGCGGGAGGACGAGGACGACGCGTTTATGTGGCGGCGGTGGGTGGTCCGGCCCGGTGGGGAGAAGAAAGAGGAAATGGGGCAGACCACGCGCCGGGACACTGCTCCGGAGCAGGGGGAATGGGCGGCGGACGCAAAAACGCACGGCGGGGAGGCTGTATCGGAGGACGGAAAGCGGGCAGGCCCCATGGAGCGGTTGGCGGCGCTGGAGCGGGCGGTGGTCCGTGGGAGAGCGGAAACGGTCGGGCAGAGCAGAGGACTGCGTTTGCGCCGGGCGGAGGACACCCGTGAGGCGGAGCGTCGAGGGGACCGGAGCGCGGAGGATATGCGGTCGGGGGTGCGGCGAGAGCTGGCCGGGGAGCTGGACGCGGCCTTTGAACGGGACGCCCGGAGGTATGACGGCCCCCTGCGGCTGTTTTGATGAGATAATGGGGCAGAGGTGACGAAGATGAAATTGAGCCCGATGAAATACAAGAACTATACCTGGCCGCACAATCCAAGGGTTTATACCATCGACTACCAGCGGCAGGTGGCGGTGGACAAGGTTCCCTTTGGAGTGTATCGGCTGCAGGATCTGGGCAGGACCCGGCGCGTGATGCGGGGGGAGGGCGAGTTTGTGGGCAAGAATGCCTACGCCCAATTTGGTGCCTTGGCCAATGTGTTCTACCGGGAGGGGCCGGGGAAACTGATCCACCCCCTATGGCAGACGGCCAATGCCCACTTTGTGGAGCTGAGGCTGAAGCAGGAGCCGCGGCCCGACTATGTGAGCTACAGCTTTACCTTTTGGGAGGATCTGGGCTGTTATGACGGCAAGCTGAAAGAGGTGGCGCAGAAGGCCCAACAGTCCGAGCAGCAGGACGGTGTGGTACACACGGTGGTGAAGGGGGACACCCTGTGGGCCATTGCAAAGCGCTACGGAGTGACACTGGAGCAGCTTCTCAAGAAGAACCCGGACATCAAAAATCCCAACAAGATCTGGCCCGGGCAGAAAGTGGTGATCAAGTGAATGGGTGGCTGTTAACGGCAGATGGAAAGCGCTGGGAGCTGCCCGCCATGCTGGAGTGGGAGCTGGACTACGGCTGCGCCACGCCCTGTGACAGCTTTCGGGTGGTCTGCTTGTGGAGCGCGGGGCAGGAGCGACTGCTGGCGGGAGCGGTGCGGTTTGAGGCCTGTGAAGGAGAGGAAACTGTGTTTGTAGGCGTGGTGGACGAGTGCGTGGTGACCCGGGCGGACGGCGGAGAGCGGTTGGAGATCAGTGGACGGGGGCTGGCGGCGCTGCTGCTGGACAACGAGGCCCAGAGCGCGGAGTACGCGGCAGCCACGCCGGAGGATATTTTGCGTGATCACGTGCGGCCCTACGGCATTGAGGTGGCCAGGCAGGACGCCCTTCCCGCGGTGCGGGGGTTTGCCATATCCGCAGGCAGCAGTGAGTGGTCGGTGCTGTACCAGTTTGCACGGTTTTACGGCGGCATTACCCCACGGTTTGACCGGAAGGGCAGGCTGATTTTGGCCGGGTGGGACGACAGTGTGACGCGAAAGGTCGATGGGAAGACGGCGGTCACAGCGCAGATCATCAAATTTTGCCGGTACGGAGTACTCAGCGAGGTTTGGGTATGGGATCGCGGGAAGTCGGCCAAGGTGGAGAAGGTTGTGGATCAGGCTTTTAAGGATGTCGGCGGACAGAGCCGCAGGATGATCACCATGCCGGAGAAGAGCGATTATCAGGCCATGCGCTATCAAGGACAGTATCAGTTGGAGAAGTCCCGCCAGCGACAGGTGGAGCTGGAGCTGGAACTGCCGGTGGTCTTTGCGGCCTGGCCGGGGGAATTGGTCGAGGTGGCCCGAGGGGACGCGGCTGTTGACGGGACGTGGCGCGTGGCCCGGGCGGTGGTGAGCATGGATGATGGCGGCTACCGAACGCGATTGGAGTTGCTGCCCCCGGACATCATGCTGTGAGGTGAGAGAGATGTGGATTTCACAACAGGGCAAAGGCGCTCAGGGGCAGGGACGAACCATCCAGATGGGAGTTGTAACCGCCCAGGGAGAACGGACCGGCGTGTACGCGGAAGGATGCCAGCGTTTGCTGCCGGTGGCGGCGCCGGGAGGTTACCGCTGGAAACCGAAAAACGGCCAGCAGGTGCTGGTGATGAAGTCCGGCGTGGATGGCGAGGCGGCCTGCATCGTGGCCCAACGGGAGTCCGCGGACAACGACCTGAATCCCGGTGAGCTGGAGCTGTTTGCAGATGGCTGCTCCATCCGTCTGAGCGGGGATGGACAGGTGCGGCTGAAGGGAGAGGTGCTGGTCAACGGTGTGAGCCTGGAAGCCGTGATCGAAGCGGCGGTGCTGCAAGCGCTGGCCGGACAGGAGGGAACATAAATGACAGAGTGGAGCATGAAGGATGGGGATCTGGTTCCTGACGGCGCGGGGGGCTTTGTGCGGCTGCAGGGGGAGGCGGCGGTGCTGCAGCGGGTATTATTTAAGCTGATGGCACGGCGGGGCGCCCTTCCTTTTTTGCCGGAACTGGGCAGTGAACTGCATTTGCTGTACAGGGAGAAGCCGAGTGCGCGGCCAAGTCTGTGCGCAAGCTACGTTGCACAGGCGCTGGAGGGTGAGGATGTGACGGTGACCGATGTGGAGTATGCCGAGGAGGGGGACGTCGGTCAAGTGACGGTGCATTTGAACTGGCAGGGCAAGGACAGCGTGGTTACGGCGCGATTGGAGGAGAATGGATGAAAACGGTTGAGGAGCTTTATGCCGAGATGCTGGCGGATTTTACTGCGCGCACGGGGATGGAGGTAGCCGAGGGCGGCGACCTATCCGCCCGGTTATATGCGGTGGCGGCGCAGATCTACGCGCTGTACGTACAGGGGGACTGGGTGAACCGACAGTGCTTTCCGCAGACGGCGACCGGGGAGTATTTGGATTATCACGCACAGTTGCGTGGGCTGGAGCGCAAGGCGGCGGAATACGCCAGGGGTGTGGTGCGCTTTTACAGCGATGGGGCCGGAGAAGCGGAGCGGACCATTCCCGCGGGGACGGTGTGCATGACCCAGGGGTATGTGCGTTTTGCCACGCTGGAGGCCGGCGTGCTGGCGGTGGGGGCAACGTACGTGGACGTCCCCGTTCAGGCCCAGCAGGCCGGAAACGCGGGAAATGTGGCGGCGGGCAGCGTGACACTGCTGGCGGCTGCGCCGGTTGGAGTTACCGGCTGCAGAAATCCCACGGCCATGACCGGCGGTGCGGACCGGGAGAGCGATGAGCTGCTGCGCCAGCGAGTTTTGGACAGCTTTGCCCGGCTGCCAAACGGAGCCAACTGCGCCTACTACGAGCAGGTCGCGGAGGCCTTTGAGGCGGTGGTGGCGGCAGTGGCGCTGCCGAAAAGACGAGGGGTCGGCACGGTGGACGTGGTGGTTGCCACTCAAAATGGAGTGCCGGAGCAGGCGCTTTTGGACGAGATCGGCCGGCAGATGGAGAAAAACCGTGAGATCGCGGTGGATGTGGCGGTAACCGGACCGGAGACGGTGACGGTGGATGTGTCGGTACAGATCGCGGCGCAGGATTTTGACCTGGTTTGTCCGCAGGTGGAGCAGGCGGTGCGCGGGTATTTTACCGGACAACTGTTGGGACAGGACGTATTGCGAGCGAAGCTGGGTAACCTGATCTACACGATTGCAGGGGTGGAGAACTATGTGTTGGTGAAGCCGGAGAAGGATGTGTCCGTTGAGATGGGTCAGATGCCGGTGCTGGGTGAGTTGACAGTGGAGGCCATGGCATGAGTAACGCGGAGCATATAAAGCAACTGCTGCGGCCGCTGGGCATATACAAGCTGGAACACTCCTATTTGGGGGCGGAATTGGAGTGTATTGGCGGGGCGCTGGATCGGATGGAGGCGGAACTGGAACAGATACAGCGAGAGATGTGCCTGGTGACGGCCCGGGACCAGGGGCTGGAACAGGTGGCACGGCTGTTTGCGCGCCGTCCGGCTGCCCAAGAGTCGGAACAACTGGCGTGGGCGCTGATGGCGCTGCTGCGCATTGGTGGGGACGGATTTACCCATAGGGCGCTGAACGATACGCTGGCCGGCTGCGGCCTGAACGTCATGGTGCGGGAGACAGGACTGGTCAACACGGTGGACGTTCGGTTTCCGGATGTACCCGGTATTCCGGAGGAATTTGAGCGAATACGGGTACTGGTGGAGGACATATTGCCCGCCCATTTGCTGGTGCGGTATCTGTTTTGGTACCAGACCTGGGGACAGGTGGAGCAGCGGCAGATGACCTGGCAGGACCTGCAGGAGCTGCGATGGGACGATTTGGAGAAGATGGTGGAATAA